GTGGTAGCCAGTTCGGCATCTTTAGCCATTTGTTGTAAAACTTCGAGTTTGTAATCCTTAGGATCTATAACTTTTCTAGTTAAAACGACGGGTTCCTGTTCAACAGGCCTTCCGGTTACACTACCACTCAAGACATCTTTGTAAAATTCCTTGTCATCGGAGGTCAGGTAAGAAATCCTTGCTCTTAAAAATCGTACTTCATACGCTGTTAAATCCTCAACTTGTTTAGAGGTGAGTTCATCCAGGTAATTTTGTACGTCTTCTGGTAATTGGTGGGACTTTGATCTTGCTTTTAGGGTTGTTTTTTTCATATTTAATAAATTATGATAATAAATTGATACTTTGTCAACTAATTTTATACATTTTTGATACTTTTTATCTAATTGATCTCTCTATTGCCTTCTCAGCCTTGATAGGAGACTCTAAAAAAGCAAGTAAGGTAAGATAAACCTTGACTCTAGCCTTAAAGTGAGCATTCTTATCTGCAAATTCTGGGGTAGATGGCATATCACATAACTCAAGTGTTGCGCTATATAGTGCATCGGATACAAAATCCAACAAGTCTTCAGGAGATATAGCTTTGGTAGAGTTTCCGGCTTGTTCATAAAGTCTTTTTTCTGCCGGAGTTAAATCTGCATAGTCTAGTTCCTTTTCTTCTAATATTTTATCAAAAGGATTTGCCATAGTTTTATATTATGCCTGTTGTCCCGGCATTGCAATATCGGGTACTTCAACGAGTCCCTCTTTTTGTGGTGTTTCAGCATTTGCCATTTCTGGGGCCAGTGCGGTAGTTCGGTTCTGCTTGTCAAACTCTTCAACTCTGGATATTTCATCCGGCGTAAGGGCTGAAAACTGCATTAACTTCCTGTGGAATATTTCAAGTAAAGGAATGTTGGTTGGCATTTCGGTCTTTAAAACCTGTAACTTCTGAACTGCCTCTAAATCTTCCTGTTGCTTATCGGTAATAGTTTTAATTTCAGTTAAGTATCCACTATCTGACTTCCAATCTTCCGGCCCCACCGTTTTTTTATATGTCTTTAAACCGAGTCTTCCCTTTTTGTAAATCGTTACTGACTTGATCTTATCTCCTGCCGCTTCCAGCATCTTAGTATATTTCAAACCTAACTCCTTCCAGTCTTCCACATAAAAGATCTGTTGCATAAGGATTCTCTTTTGAGCGTTCGCTAGTGCTAGTTGTACATCTCCTAAAGTTACATTTGTAGTTGTCTCACCACCTGCTGTTGCGTTAGCGGCGGTAGCTTTTTCCGCAATACCAATTAAAAAGGTTAGTTCTTCTAGTGTTCCACTTAAGTTACCAGTTTCTACATTCTTGATGATTTCATTTGGATTACCGGGTACTGGGAACTTTGCCCATGGTTGGGGTTGGAATGTCTGAGGTACAAAGTCTTTCTTGCTTGAGTCGTAAAAGAACATACTGAAGTTCTGTAAGGTTCTATTCTCAACAAGTTGTGAAATCCACACGTTTAAAACATTGTTTATCGGTCTTATGATGTCTACGATTCCATCGCTGTGCCAGTCTGTTGCTTCCGGATCTGAGGCCCATGAAGTGTAGGGATAGTGGTTTCTCCAGAAGTTGTCGGAGGTTTTACCAATTAAGGATTCAAGGGGTGCTTTATGTAGTTTAAAGATTCCGGCTCCTGTTTTCGCTAGTACATATCTGAAAATAACTCTCTCATCTAAGTCTTTATCATATTCATATCTAAAAGCCTGGTGAAGTTCAATGTAGGTTTCTCCAACAACTGGATCTATGGTGTTTTCTACTCCCATAATTCTTAATCTCTCGTAGTGTTCGGAAGCTTTTTGGAAACTTTCGTCTGCTTCCATCTTCCCACCACTATCGTCTTCTTGCTCGAAAGAGTCTTTAAGTCGGGCTACCTCTTTTTTATCGTAGTCTTTGTTTCTAAGTACTGTCTCAAGAGGGGTCCATATACCACACTCGACAAGATCTGGTGCTGAATCTATATCTGTTGGATCAACCATTCTGCTAATAAGCATATCCTGGGTATCCACTAACGATATTTTTACCTTTCCACCTTCTATATTTATCTTCTTGTAAGCGCGACCATACATAGCATTCTGCTTCTTATCCACATGGTCTTTTAGTACAAGTTTGTTATCTGTAAACATCTGCTTCCAGTACTCGTTATAGAAAAGTTCCCTCTGTTGGTCATTATCTGCATTGTTGAAATAGAGTTGCGGAGGATCTGTCATTTCTTTCAGGAGGGTATTTAAGACATATTTGATTAAAGGAATGTTCACTGTTTGTCTTTGCGTTAGGCGGTTAATAATAACCTTGTCGCGAGACAGTGTATAGTTTTCCTGCCAATCGGCGTGTCTTCTACTACGATAGTCGATAGCATCGTTCTCCATGTTTGTGAGACTTATTATCTCCGGATCTGTTATTTCAATGGTTTCAGTAGATGAGTTTTCTTCCATATGTAAAATGTTAAGCTAAAAATCTCTGTTTTGCAATCCGAAAGGGATACCCGCATAACCTTCAATACCTCCGAACGGTGTATCCACTCCTAACTCCCTCAATCTTTCTGGGTCCGGGGGATTATATGCTGGTTCTTCCTCAACATCTATAAACTTTCTTGAGAAGCCGTATCTAATTGCCGACATTAAATGGTCATTTATTCCTACAGGCTCGTTTAAGCTCTTTCCGGTCTTAGGATCGGTAGCCCATAGGTAGTTTCTATACTCTTTTATCAGGTTGACACTTCTTTTTGTTACGGATATTTGTAGCCCCTGGATGTACTGTAGCCCCTGGGAGACACTTCCAGGCCCTTTTAAAGCCCCTACAATGGTCACTCCGTAGCTTTTTATCTCATCTATCGACTTAGGTTCCGCTGAGTCTGCTAAAATCAGTGTAGGAGGCTTAGAGAGGGCTACATCTGCTATCTGTTTATTGGTCATACCTTTTTGATAAAAGACTTCATCCAGGATATATCCCCCGTTGTAGTAATAAATATCAACCAGGGCTGAAGGATCGTTAGTATATCCGAAGTCTAACCCATCATTTTCAAGCCTGGACTCAAAGGGAACATCATCAATTATCTGCCAACCTATAAATATTCTGCCGGTTGCTTCTCCTAGCTGTCCTTCTCCGTAAACCTTCCACCAGTTGGCCTTGTTAGGATTATTCTTGTGTTGTTCAAAGGCTTCAACCTCGGCTTGTGGCAGTGCTTCATTATCTTTGTAGGTTACAGTTAAGAAGTCGTGGTCATAAAATGGGGCGTAGTCTGTATACCACCAAAACTCGGCTACCGGGTTCCAGTCTATGAATATTACTTCTCTTGTTCTTATTTCAAGCTGGACAAAGGTTTCCATAGCTATGTTGTTTACTTCATTTACGAATAGAACATCTCTTCTTGGGCCTTTTACTTTGTCCCACTGATCTGCTGAAAAGAACTCAACTATCGAGCCATCCTCAAACGTGTATATAAAGTTGGTAGCGTTCCAGGAGTTATCCTTCCAATAGTTCTGAGACTTCATAATGTTTATGAAATCTCTCATTGCACCTCGTTTGAGATGCGGTAGTGTTTCGGATACTACAGATATTATCTTGCCTTTAGTGCTTTGGGCATAATCTATTAGGATCATGAGGATGGAAATAGTCTTAGATGCAGAGGCTCCTCCGGTTATTGCTCTAATCCTCTTCCGTAACTTCAGGATCTTCTTTGTTGCGGTTGTTACTATGAACATTTTTTAGCGCTAGTCCTCCTAAAATTGGAATAGGTTTTCCACCACTGGTTACATCCAGGCGTTGCTGGTCTGTAAAGTGATGATTATTTTTTAAAAGGAAGATGCCTCCAGCGCCGTGTTGCTTGGAATCGTCATAGATTCCTTGCTGAAGTGTAGTACGCTGTGCCTCCATCAGTTTTTTTATAGCACCGAAGAATTTTTTATGTTTTTTCTCCCAATTGAGTAGTGTGTCGGTATCAACATCAAGTAAATATGCCACTTCCTCCTTCACGGGTAGCTTTTTTTCTTCTGCCATTCTCTTAATATAATCTTCCACAAACTTGATTTTATCTACGCTATATTTTGTTGGTCTACCTGCGGTCATGATTTAATTATAGGAATATTAGACAAAAAAGCAAATAATTGTGGTAGGAATTAGTAATAATCCGAAGGCAAGTTAAATAATCAAGCGAGTCCTACTAATGAGGGAAACGCGAGGTAGTTAAAAATCTGATTTATGCCAATTCAAACTTTCTTTTCCGACTTGCCTTCAGGTTCTTGCACAGTAGGTATCGGCTCCAACTCAATAGAACCTACTGATAATGCGGCCCTTATTATGGATTCGCCCGGCTTTATTTTGTTTTGGTGTATTGCCTGAAGATAAACATTCATCTCTTTGTCAAATTCTTTTCTCATCTTTGGGGTTGCTTTTTGGTATGCCTTGAGTAGTTTCTTTTCCGAATAAAGAGGATTATTAGTAAATCTTAGTTTTCCAAAGCGCCTAATCTTTTTAATTGTTTTAGTATTCAAGTTCCCCATTGCTTTTAATAATTGCTTCTCTAGCTTTGCGATCAAATACATCCTTACCAATCTTTATTATTTCCTCGCACCTACCACGCGGTAGATCGGTTAAGATAATGCACGAGTCCGGGAATGTTCCAACAGTTGCAATTACGTCATTGTTCTCCATGTAAACTGCAACCTCGTTCATAACGTAGGGGCCTCCGACAGGAATAACATCTTGTATAATCTCAGAAACAACAGGCGGTTGGGTAGATTTCCCGATCTTGCTCTTCTCAACAGCATCCAGGGGCTTCAACATGTAAAAACTAGCGGATTCTATATTTGTGAGCATGTTTATATATTAATCCTATAAAATATATTTATCTACAAACTCATCAAAGTTACTACAATCTTCGCCAAACTGCTGTTCCAAAAACATATCTCCAAATAACAAAAGCAGTACCCCGAAAGACCTATCGAGACCACTATCGTGTATACTACCGCCCATGGTGGGGGATGCCGCTGTACTACCGCCCATGGTGGGGGATGCCGCTGTACTACCGCCCATGGTGGGGGATGCCGCTGTACTACCGCCCGTACTATCGTATTTGCTCTCTACCCTATCAAACAGTGTCTCACAAGCATCATATATTCTTTCCTTATCTCCCTCACTAACATTTACATAAAAATCATGGGCCATATAAATCCTTCTTAAATTTTCTACATACTCATTTTTACTTAACATATAAAACCTCCCAAATAAGAAAAAATGTTTTTAATATTTTTTCAATTAAATAAACAAAATACTATAGGCAATAACACACAACACTCGCAAACATGCAATGCATATATATATGCATTTGCAAGTTTGCAAGTGTTCTGTAAAGTTAATGCAGACTTTTGCAAGTGTACTTTGCAAGTGTTCCTGCTTTCCTTTAACTGACGCCAAAAACCAACACTTGCAAAGTTGCAAGTGTTTTTGCAAGTGTTCCAAAAAAGACCAAAATAACACTTGCAATCCAATCTGCATTGTAATATTGTTTTGCAAGTGTTATTTACTACTCTATAGGTCATTTTCGCCATCAAAGTCCTCCAAAATATCCTCACTAATTTGACTAAACATTCCGGACGTAAACCACTTTTCTTTACCCTTTTTAATAGGATTAATTTGTCCGCGTTCCGTCATTTTCTTTAAAACCGAGTCGATAGTACGTTCCGAGTATCCCTTCCCCAAGATCATTTCTTTTATTTGTGATCTACTCGCAAACTGTTCGTTTGATAACATTTCTTGAATGATATTTTCCACCTCTACCGCTTTTGTCTCATCCTCCACACCCTCTATAACCTCTCCAATATAGGTAAATCCGGTAACTGTTGTTGTTTCGTTCATATTCTTTTTAACATTCATTCTTATCATAAACTTGTCCAATCTTTGGGTATCCTTGCTCTTTGTCTGCTTAAGTGTCATTTCAGTCTTAGACTTGGCTACCGCCTCCAGCCGAAACATTGTTATAGTCTGGGCATTTATGTTGGAGGATCCTCTTAGTCTTTGGCTATCGCTTCTTGAAACACCCTGGCTGGGTTTATTTTCGTGATGTAGTGCTATGTAGGCGATTCTTGGATACAACTCTCTTATACTGTCAAAAAAGGCCTGGGTATCTCCGGATGATGATTCATTTCCAATCATAAAGTCTACAAACGAGTCAAACACAATAAGCCCTATTCTCTTAGTTGCTATGGTATTTGTAAGGGCTACTGCAAAATCGGAGTATCCCCCCTTGCCATTTGCAAAGCAGAACTTCTCTGGGTACTTCAGCCAGTAGATGTTTGGTGTGGTTGTGCTACTCATTCCTAAACCGGCTATTCTTCTTTTTGTTATTGAGTGGGGATTTTCTTTATCCAAAAACAATACATTTGTTTGTGTGGTTTTAAACTTGTCCATCCAGGGCTCTCCTTGGGCTACCGCCTTTGCTATGTCTAGCGTCAAAAATGACTTGCCTACGCCCTCGGCTCCGTAGATGAAGCAGAAGCCCTCTGAGTAGATAATATTGTCTACAAGCCAGGGTTTTAGGTCTTCTGGCATGGTTTCGTAGTCTAGCGGGGATAGTATGCTGTAGTCTTCCGGGATGTTTACCTCTTCCCACTCCTCTTTTGTCAGGGCCACTCTCATTAACTGGACAAATTCCTTTTTGCTATGCGTTAGTAGGTATTCGGAGACATCCTTAGACTCCTCCGGTAGTGTGATGATCCTGGCATGGGGTACTAGCTGTAAAACTTGCCTGATTCCTTTTTTTCCGGCCTCGTCATTATCGTAAACAATCCAGGTCTTTTTCTCTTTAAAGTACCCGGCCCAGTCTGAGTTGAAAGTTTGTGATCCACCTGTCGAGGACACTGAAGGTATGCCCCCTTGAGTTAACCTAATGCAGTCTATTTCACCTTCACAAAGGACTATGTTCGGCATGTCCCTTACTGCATGTAAGTTAAACAAAACAGCATGTGATCCGGTGGAGTTTTTATACTTTGCATCCCCACCTTCTTTTTCGTAATTAAGATTCCTGGATTTTACAAATAGGAGACTTCCCTCTTCATCTTTTACAGGGATATGGAGAAAATCTTTATCAGAGGATAAATTGAACTTATCGGCTGTTGTTTGTGTGATTCCATGTTGCTTTAGATACTCTTGGGCATTCATTTTGAAAGTTCCTGCAGGGATGTTTTAAAGTCTACTCCGTTTAGCTTAGAATAGAACTCAACACTATCGCCAGAACTACCGCATCCAAAACAATGATAAGTATTCGTTTTGGGATATATTGCAAAGGAGGCAGTATCCTCTTGGTGGAACGGACACTTCCCCATAAGAACCTTCCCGGTTCTTTTTAGTTCTCCCTTATATAAGGTTTCTAGCGGGTAAAGTTTTGCTTTGTCTAACTGTTCGTTATTAGGAAAAGATACTTTGATTGTTGGAAATTTTTTTAGAAATTTGGGCCTGTTGAGGGTGTGTTTGCCGAACATGCACTTACACTAACACTATAAATACCCCCTGTCAATAGTATGCGTTGGTGCTTGACAAGGTTTAATGGTTGGTGTATGTTTAAAAAGTTATGGAAGACAATAACCAAGAATATCAAGAGTTTTTAAGTATAGAAGAAGTATCCCGGTATCTCCGTGTCTATAAAGATACCGTCTATCGCTACATAAAAGATATACAAAGACCACTACCGTCTATAAAGATTAGCCGGAAGAAAATCCTGGTTAAAAAGGTAGATTTAGATAATTGGTTGGAGGAACAAAAGAATGCCTAAGAAAAAAACTAAAAAGAAAGAGGTAGAGTTGGATCCGGTATTGTCCCCTTCTGTTTCTCTGTCTTATTCCTACCCATATGATGATGGGGATTATGACTGTTTTGAAAATGAAAGTTTCGAGGTAGGTATTATTGAGTTAAAGGTAAAGTTCTTTTGGAGGTATATTAAACTTAGGTTAAGTGTGGGAAAGGATAAAGATGCTTGATCTTTTATTTGCTTACTATTTGAGTTTGCAGTATCCCACACAGTACCCAACTTATGTCCCTGTAAAAGAGACAAGATCTTGGGAAGGCACTGCTTCTTATTATTCGGAATCCGGATGTATTGGATGCTCACCTAATCTGACTATGGCAAATGGTGAGGGGTTTGATGAAGATGCTCTTACTATCGCCTTCAATAAGTTACCTCTTGGCAGTCTGGTGCGCGTCACCAATATTGCCAATGAGCAGGAGGTAACAGTGGAGGTGACAGATAGGGGCGGTTTTGAGGCCCTGGGAAGGATTGCAGACCTGT